TTATTCAGTGTCGGACTTTGCTTTCATCAACTTGGCGGTCATCTTATCAAGGGCTTTTTCCTGCTGAGCCAGCGGAAGCATGCCGAACAACTCAACAGTGCAGCCATAAATCCCGCCTTCAAAATCACCAGAATAATTCGGGAGCCAGAATTTAACTTTTGCACTGTAATCAGGTTTTTTTGTAGCCATCTTTTGATTCCTCTTTAATTCAGTCAATGCTTAGCGGGTTGGTTATCTTTTGTAATTACGGATATGACGCTTTAGAGCTGTTTGGTCAAATTGCTCAGCCCACGGCTTGCGGGATTCGATAATTGCGCACTGCGCCATAACACGGCGAAACCTTCTCTTGCAGCACACGCGGGAATTTTTGCTACATCCGATAAGTTTAGTTAGCATTTTCTTTACTCCGATAAGTGTTAACGAGCTGTAATTGTTTCTGTTGTCTTGCGGAAGCCAGCGCTGAAGATTGCTACATCTGGAAGGCAGATGTTGTCTGCACTCGGCCGCTCTGTGCTGCGAATCTGAATAGGCATCGTTGCTTTACATACCCTCGATGTGCAGCCTGTAAGAGCTATAGCGATGTTCTTTTCTAACCGACCCTCTGCTGCACATTTAGCTCTGTAACGAGCTGTGCGTCGCTCTCTTGAGTTCATAATCACTCCCGTATTCTTCAATTAACTGTTTAACATTGTGTTCAACTCGCCTTTTGGCGAATTCACCATGAAATTTCATTGCTAAAACATTGAATGCTAAAACCGCATCAATTTTGTTAATGAACAGGCCTCCAGATATTTGCCTTTTGTTTATCTTCAACTGGGCGGCCCATTTTTTTGAAGATTTAACGAATGTGACGCCTGCGTAACCTGATGTGTTTCTTGGTGATATTCCTATGTTGCGGTTGTTTTCAGTCCTCGAAACTTCTCGCAAGTTACTAATTCTGTTGTCAGTTCTTATTCCGTTAATGTGGTCTAAATGCATTGGTTCTTTTCCAGTAACCATCTTCCATATGATGCGATGAACCGAATAAAGAACCCCATCCACCCTAACTGACATATACCCATTGGCACTCGTTGACCCGCAAGCAGCTAAGTTGCTTTTTGTTGATCCCTTTATTCTGATGAGTGCGCCTGTTTCTGGGTTATATGAGAATGTGGAGGTAAGAATTGAAATATCTGGAAGCTGAATACGCTTTGACTTTTCTCTTGGCATTTTCATTGTCCTAAGTGATATCAATCATGCAGGCAGTACCTGCATTGGTGAATCACTTTGGTGCCCTCGTGTCAGGGCAATCTAATTGTTAAAGAGCGTGATATCCGTTTCGTACTGCTTCGGCGTCCTGCCGTGTTGATGGATTAAAATATACAGACAAAACTGTATTATCGTCAACAGATAAAACTGTATTTATATTTAGATTGAACATACACGCCTGTTTTTTAAGGTGATTTATTTTTAAAATAACTGTGAAAAAGTGATTTAACGGGATTTGGGCAATAAAAAACCCAGCACAGAGGCTGGGTTGGGTAAGAAGTTGGGTAAATTATCTTTTACGGCGGTAAATTCGGTGCTCTACCATCGTCCCAATTATTGTAACTGGAACCAAGTCTGATCTTATTGTTGGGTAATCTGGGTTTAGTGGCACCAATTCAAAAACCGGCTCCCCATCAATTCCAACGGCCTGTGGCCTGTATTTCTTAAAAGTGGCTTCGTAGTCGCCATTCTTGGCAACAACGAATTCACCAGGGCATGGCTCTATCTCTGGATCAACAACAATTACATCACCAGCCTTGAACTCAGGCTGCATTGAGTCACCCTCAATCTTTAATGCAAAAGTATTCTCTGACCAATCCATGTCGGTCAATACATATTCGAATTCGCCCATCTCACTTAGTATCTGTGCGTTCTGCGCCAGCGCTCCCGCCTGCACGTAGCTTATCAACGGGATCTTCCTTGTTCCCACGTCTGCCATAGTTTTAAACACTCCGCCTTCCATGAGCCAAGCAGGGTCGCACTGTAAGGCCTTTGCAATGCCTACAATGTTGCGAGGCTTTTTTGTTGAGCCATCTTCGATAGCCCCCCATGACTGCTGTCTTATTTTCGCAAGCTCGGCAGCCTGATCCTGACTAAGACCAAGCTCCAATCGTCGAGATTTTACTCTATCTGCAAGACTCATATCTCACCCTCTCCGTTTGGTGTGATTCTCACAGTAATTCCTGTAATTGACAAACACACAAAACTGTCGTTAAATACAGATAAAACTGTGGAGGCAAAAATGAAAACGGATTCGATTTCAGAACGTATTAAGAAAAAACGCGCCGAGTTAAATCTAACCCAAGTCGAATTGGCAGAGAAAACCGGCATTAAGCAGCAGTCGCTACAACAAATCGAAGCCGGTGTAACAAAGCGTCCTCGGTTCTTGCTTGAGATAGCAAAAGCACTTGGTTGTGATCCCCACTGGCTCATGTACGGCGATTCATCAGATAAAGCAGCTTAAGCATTACCGCTCTTTAACACCACTGACCGCCCTGAATCGAGGGCACCACTACCAAAGTGACAAGCTCACAGCTTTGTCACGTAACAACATCTAACAAGGGAAGAGTACGCAATGGAACGTGCAACCACACGCAACAAGGCTCGAATCATTGAGAGCCAGCTACTGAACAAGATTGCATTACGAGGCGTCACTGACATTGCTGACGCTGTAGGCGTGGATAAGTCACAGATATCACGCTGGAAAGAAAGCTTCATTCCGAAGATATCAATGCTTCTGGCTGTATTGGAATGGGGAGTAGTCGATGACGAGATGGCAAGGCTGGCTAAGTCAGTGGCGTTGTTGCTCGCAAAACAAAAATCCCCACGGCTAGGTGGGGACTCTGAACAATTCACTATGAACTTTTAACTGGATCAATTCACAGGAGTAATTATGAACGAGAAGCCAATACTTTTCAATGCCGAGATGGTCAACGCCATTCTCAGTGGTCGCAAGACGCAGACGCGCCGGATTATGAAGGTTCAGCCAGAGCCAAGCAAATCACGCAGTGGTGATTACTGGTTCCCATGCAACAAGATGCAATCCATGGTTCATGTTTCAGATCTTCTACCTGGCAATCCCTACATGCCTGACGCTCACGAATTTTTCAGTACATGCTGCCCACTTGGTGGTATTGGCGATCAGTTATGGGTTCGAGAGGCATTCGCTGCCGGGCTATGCACTGAATCAACGTTAGCTTACCGGGCAACTCACAAGACGGAAGACTTGGAAGAGGGCTGGGGCGAAACCATCAAATGGACGCCATCAATACACATGCCGCGCTGGGCTTCTCGCATAAACCTGCTAATCACCGGCGTTCGTGTTGAGCGGTTGCGGGATATCAGTGAGCAGGATGCTATGGCTGAAGGAATCACCGCCAAAGAAGTAATTATTGAAACCCGCTACGAGGGTGGTGGGCATGTAGAAATAACTGCGGAAAGATTTTTCTTTGTTGGCGGTGACGATGAAGGCTATGAAAGTGCGGGTGAAGCATTTGCAGAGCTTTGGGACTCAATCTACGGACAGAAAGAGGGTGAGAACTGGCAGGCTAACCCATGGGTATGGGTAATTGAGTTTGAGCGCATGGAGGCCAAATGAATACAGCGGAGATACTTCAATTTCCCTCTGAATCAGGAGGGCAGGAGCGACGTGTGGTGGATACCGAAAACGGTTATACCCGTATCGCTAATGAACTACTTGAGGCGGTCATAGGCTCTGGGTTAACTCAGAATCAACTCCTGATCACCTTAGCAGTCATTCGCAAAACATACGGCTATAACAAATCGGCTGACTGGGTGGGGAATTCCCAGTTGTCAGAATTAACTGGCCTACCTGAAACGCGGTGCAGCACGGAACGCAATAAGCTCGTCAAAATGAACATCCTGACGATGACCGGCAGACAGGTGGGAATCAACAAGGAAATATCATCTTGGAAGACGAAGTTTAACGGTATCTGTAAACCCTTTACTGAAACTGTAAAGTTTACAGAATCTGTAAAGAAAACCTTTACGGAATCAGTAAATCCGACTTTACAGAATCTGTTAAACACAAAAGACAATAATACAAAAGACAATAAAGACATTAAAAAGATATTACCCGAGCCAAAGAAATCACCTTCCGAAAAGACATCGAAATCCACTCAGCGACCAGCAGGGTTTTCACCATCAGAAGGCCATTTAAAAATGGCGGCTGAGATGGGCGTTAACCTGCAAAGCGAATTTGATGCTTTCTGCGATCACCATGAGGCAAAAGGTTCAACATTCAAAAACTGGGACGCAGCACTTCGCACATGGATTCGCAATTCCGCGAAATACAGTGGACGGACTAAGGCTTATCAAAACAAGCCTGTTACCACCCCGGCCCGCGCAACCGCCGATAACTTTTCAGCCAAGAACTACGGTGTTACTGACGCGCCGGGCTGGATGGAGGAATGATTATGCTTAGTTACGTAGAAGAGATTGCCAAGCTTGAAACCTCTCTGGAAAACATCAAGAAGCCAGCGGCGGTTATCGAGGGAACAGTGTTCGAATATCGCCAAGCCGTTTGTGATACCCATGGGGAATTTCAGCAGCTTATTCGCTCTATGAAAGCTTTAGGCAGCTTGCAGACCAAAACGTCATGTCCGGCCTGCCTGATGGAAAAGCTTCAGTCACTGAAAGAAAAACAGGCTGGTGAGGATGTCCGAGTTAGACAGGCAAACATCAAGCGACTGATGTCAGACCTGCAACTTCCAGACCGGTTCGCCAGTGCTACTCTGGAAAACTATCATCCCCAGAACGATGAGGCGGCTCGCTGTCTGCATGTTTGCAAAGCCTATGCGTCCAAGTGGAGAGAGCGCCTGAAGCAGGGCGGAGGAATGGTTATGACCGGTAAGCCGGGCACCGGTAAGAATCACCTTGCTCTGGCAATTGCAAAGCACGTTATCACCGAACATCAAAGTTCAGCACTGTTCACTACAGCTCTGCGGGTGGCCCGAAAGTTCAAGTCATCATGGGGTAAAAACGCTGAAGTCACTGAGCAGGATGTTATCGAGGCCTACACCAGTCCGGATCTGCTGATCATCGATGAAGTTGGCGTTCAGTTTGGGTCTGAGTCTGAAAAGTTAATCCTGTTTGAAATCATCAACACCCGATACGAAAAAATGCGCCCAACCATCCTGATAAGCAACCTGCCGAAAGACGAACTAAGCGCCTTTATCGGTGAGCGAGTGATTGATCGGATGAATGATGGCGGCGGTTGTACGCTGGCGTTTACGTGGGATAGCTACCGGTCGAGGGCTGCATGATGGACATAACTAAATCGCGGGAAGATTTTGAAGCTTACATTCGCAAAAATTTTCAATACCCAACATTGGAAATGGAGCCGGAGGATGGCCCTTGCGCTGGCGAGTACGTTGACACTATGCGTGAAGAGCAGTTCCAGCTATGGAATGCAGCATGGCAAGCCAGCCGTGACAGCATTGTAATCGACCTCCCGCCTAAAATATCCGAGTTAAACAAGATGCCTGATAACGGAGCGATTCTTCTTGAGGCAGTTAATTACGACGAAGCCATTGACGATTGTGCTGAGGCAATAAGGGCTGCCGGTATTCTAATCAAGGGAGAGAGTGAATGAGTATCAGTGAGCCAAGAATAGGTGAGTTGGTAACTTTAAAATCCGGCGGCCCGACAATGACGATAAAAAATGTGGAATTCAAACCACATGGGGGCTGCATATTAAAATGCGCCTGGTTCACAAAAGATGAGCAACTAAATGAAGGTGAATTTAGGTCTGAAATAATTGAGAGGGTAAAGCCATGAAAGAATTAGATAGCTTCACTGTAGAGAGACTGGAAGAGCTGACAGCATTGTCATTCCCACCATCACATCATGAACTCGCAGCACTGGCCCGAATCGCGTTAGCTGCAAAGAGGGCTGAGCCTGTTGCTTGGGTAGTCGGTGATGAAGAAATTGCCGACTTTAAAAATGGTCGTGAAGTTTGCGTCATGCGCGATTGTGATGATGAGCAACTAGATTATTTACCACTCTACACCACCCCACAGTTGAACTCTCCGGAGATACCGGATAGTTGGAAGCTGGTTCCGATTGAGCCTACTCAGAATATGGTCGATGCGCATATTAGCGGTATGCAACTCGCAGGATTCAGCCGAGCCTATCGCGACATGCTAGCCGCCGCACCAGAACCACAAAACCAACAACAAAATATTCCTGAAAATATTCCGCAAGGCTGGATTAAGTGCAGTGACCAGATGCCAGAAGTTGGCGATGTTGTTATCACTGCTTATCAAGGCTGTACCAATATTGGGCAAATGGAGCGATCTGGGAAATCTTACAGATATTTCACATCCATTGCTTCTGGGCGTGAATTGCCTGCCACTCACTGGATGCCACTACCCGCCGCGCCGGAGAAGGAAAATGGATAGACAGAAGTATTTACTTCTAAACGAAAGCATCAGACAAAACGCAATAGCAGCTATCAGAAACACACCGCTCGATTTCAAATCCCCCAAAGAAGTCATCATCCAGGAACCCAAGCGAAGCCTTCCACAGAATAACAAAATGTGGCCGCTACTTACTGATATTGCTGAACAGGTTTTCTGGCATGGCGTGAAGTACAGCAAAGAGGACTGGAAGGATTTAATTACTGACCTTGTAGCAGAAACCAAGAAGCAGGAGCGCAGACAGGCACCGGGCATTACAGGTGGCTACGTTCGCTTTGGTCATCGCACAAGCCAGATGAGAAAGAGCGAGATGGTAGAAATTATCGAGGCTGCTTACTGGTTCGGCACTGAGCATAACGTGAAGTTTAGCGATGATGCCAAGCGAGAAGTGGAGTGGGCCAACCGGTTCGGTGACAAGGGGGAGGTGGCGGCATGATTACTCTGATATTAGTCGCAGCTTATTTCTGGATGGCTGGCGTTGTATCTGAATGGGCTCATGACATTCAGGGCAGTAAAGAAACAGTTTCGGGGTATGTAAGGGCATTTTGCATTGGCATCACATGGCCCTATTGGATTTTCCTGTGCAAATCAGGAAGGCGCATATGATGGATGCAATCGCTGTTTATATCATCATGGGGATTTACCTAATGGGTTATTTCTCCTGCGCGCTGGATAAAGAAGAAAAAATAAGTTCAGCATGGGCGGTGCCAGCGGCAATCCTGTGGCCCATTTTAGTTATAGGGGTGTCTATCTTCCATTTATGGAAATGGTGGCGAAAATGAAAGAGATTGAACACTTTGAATCCGAAATAATTAAGGTTGGCAGGGCATTCGTTAAAGCACTTCAGGATTGTGGAATGTTTGCTGCTGAAATAAAACAGCAAGATGTGATAGCAGCCCACAAGCCAGCACCAACCGAACCATGGCGACAGAAAGGGAGAAAGCCCTGGAGGCAGCGCCGATGACGCGACGTAGCCCGACCCAGATAGCCTAGACAACCTGATATTCCGCAAAACCTCTCGAACCAAGCCTAAACCCCCAACCCCGCCAGCGAAATACCCACATATGACCACATATGCGTTTTGCTGCGCGCAAAATTCGACAGAGTAAGGAGAACGCGATGAATGATATTTACCAAAAAATCAACGGGGCCGACTACCGACGAATATTTGTCGTTGGCGATTTACACGGCTGCCTGAATAAGCTTAATGAGAAATTACTCTCAGTAGATTTCGATGAGGGTAAGGATTTGCTGATATCCGTAGGCGACCTGATTGACCGTGGTGAGCAGAACGTCGAATGTCTGGACTTGATAACTCAGCCTTGGTTCCGTGCGGTTCGTGGCAACCATGAGCAAATGGCGATTGATGCACTGGCCAGCGAAGAATACTCACACTGGCTGGCAAACGGCGGTATTTGGTATTTCCATCTCGATACCGACGAAAAACTACTGATCACCAGTTTGATTAAACAGGTTGCAAATCTTCCGTTAATTATCGAAGTCACCACAGACTCCGGAAAATACGTAATAGCCCACGCTGATTACCCATCTGACAGTTATCACTTCGGCAAGCCGGTAAGTGAGCAGCATGTTATTTGGAATCGTGAGCGGGTGAGTTATGCGATGGACGGAGAAGGGGAAGAAATAGCGGGGGCCAAACAATTCATATTCGGTCACACGCCGATGAGTAAAGCCAGTCAGTTTAAAAACCAACTCTACATCGACACCGGTGCAGTGTTTGGGTTTGGGCGTGAATTGACGATGATCCAAATTCAAGGGGAATAGCCATGCCTGAACTCCCCCAATCAATATGCGTGTATTGCCTTGGCGAGCTAAAGCCTGATGAGGTTTACAGCTGCAACCAATGCGAACGTGAAAACGCTTCAATAGAAATGCTGGAGGCTGGAAATGATAAACAAACTCCCGAAGCACCGGAATTGTAAAGTATGCAACGAGAGGTTTAAGCCAGCCGCGATATACGAGTGGTGGTGTAGTGAGAAACACAAAGATGAGTACATAAAGCAGTTAGCGCAAAAGGCCCATCAGGATGCGTTAAGAAAATCCGAACAGCGAAGGCGTGAAAAAGAAAGGGAGGAAAGAAAAGAGTTAAGAGTAAGGAAGATTAACGCCCAACCAAAATCGTATTGGATTAAGCAAGCACAACAAGCCGTCAACGCCTTTGTAAGAGCACGAGATTCAAACCTACCATGCGTATCATGTGGCACCCATTCAGCAGCACAGTGGGACGCTGGGCACTACAGAACAACCGCAGCAGCACCTCAATTCAGATTCGACCCCCGACAAATACAAAAACAATGTTCAGTCTGCAATCAGCACAAAAGCTGAAATATCGTTCCGTACCGTGTCGAGCTGATTAAGCGCATTGGCATTGAGACTGTAGAGGCCATCGAGAATAACCACGAACGCCGCAGCTATAGCATTGAAGAGCTGAAAGGCATTCGTGATTACTACCGAATGGAACTGAAGCGGATAAAAGAAACCCAGGAGGCAGCGTGAGCATACAAAACACAATAGCTCTACTAGGCATGTTCCAGCGTAGAGATATAGGAGCCGTTCGAACCCCGCAAGGAATTGTATTTATGGGAGTGAGAAAGCTAACCCCTTCGGAAAAGAAAGTACTTTTGGCAATTCCTCAAAGCGAACTGGATGCAGCGATAAGGTGGCAGAAATGAGGCTGGAGTCAATAACGAAACACTTCTTCGCTAAATCAACCATGATCAGCGACTCCCCACGAGCAACGGCTTCTGATTCACTTACAGGCACCGATATTATGGCAGCGTTAGGGTTGGCAGACCTTAAAAGCGGCTTCGGGCTGGAATTGTTCTTGGCAAAGCAGGGGATCAGTAATCCGCATCACGCCGTGGAAAGTCTCACTCAATATGCGCTGAAAGAATCCGTTAAGTACAAAGCAATCTCTAAGCTCGATGAGGATATTAAACAAAGCGTTGCGCAAACACTCGCAAGATATGCGTTTGCAGATTATGCGCGGAGTGCGGCCAGCGTTCGCGAATGTGAATGCTGCAAGGGGGAGGGGTTTATTGAGTCGGAGGTATTCACGACTAAAACGTCAATGCATTTTGTGGCCCGAGACATTATGAGGAAATCAATAGAGTGGGGGGTTAAAGATGTATTCCCTTCTGAATATGAAGCTCGTCGGGATCTGCGTGAAAAGGTGAGATTGCTATGTAAGCCGTGCGACGGGAAAGGTGTGGTTTCCAACTCATGCCGGTGCAACGGGAAAGGGACCGTCGTAGACAAAAAAAAGTCAGAGCAGCAGGGCGTGCCGGTTTATAAAACGTGCGGAAAATGCTCAGGACGAGGATATTCTCGCCTTAAGTTTTCTGACGTCTACGAAGCTATTAGAGAGCACTTGCCCGAACTGGCTTCCAGCACATGCTATGAGAGTTTTAAACCTTTCTATGAGCTACTGGTGACGAAATGCTTAATGGAAGAAGGGGAGGCTGATTCGATGCTTGCAAAAGTGACTCGATAAAGCACGATAGAAGCACAATCGCCACGGATGGCAACATTATAAAAACAAAGTCTTGCATTTTCCGGAAAAATGGACTAGATTCACATCTAACGGTGGTAGTTGCATCCGTTGAAGTGGTAAACAAGATATTGCGGCGGCGCTTGTTACCCAATTGATACCGCCGAGTTGGTCACTTCGACTTAGGGCTGGAACTCCAACCAAGCAAGCTGAGAGGTTTGCAAATCAAAAAAGGCTCAGTTTAACGACTGGGCCTTTTTGCATTTCAGTGAATGATGGGGATGACTCTTCGGGGGCTATATAAAACCCCACTGACAACAATAAAGCCTTTGTTGATCCACTGTGTTATTTGCGGGGGCTTAACATTAATATGTCTAGCGAAATCAGCTTGATTCCCGCAGAAATAAATATCTATATATTCAGTTAAAGGCATCGATTACTCCGCAACGATTTCTGGGTTAACGATTAAGTATGATGTCCCGTGCTCATCATCCATTTCTACCGCATCGAAACCGAGATATGCCGCCGCGCGGCCACGCAGGCGCTGCATTTCCCAGCTACATGCTCCGCGACGGATGGCGCATGAGCGTGGGTAAAGAATCTCATCGAATTCGTCGGTCTCTTCACCGTCAGCAATGGCGTACGCTAATGCTTCAATAGTCTCATTATCAACGTCACAAGCGTAGACTTCAGTATTTAGAAATTTAATGATTTCATCTATGCCTTCGTTCAGCGCTCTATTGTCAGCTATTTTTTCATCATCAACTTCATAAGCGTAAACGTTATCGGCGTGTGAATTTGCAACGTTAGCGTACCCGCTAGCAAATAAGCCATCAAAGACGTTATCTGCCGCGCCTTCTAAAGCAAGAAGGCCTATTTTGATGACGGGTGCTACATTGTCGTAAGAGCCGTGGAATAATTTCATTTTGATAGCCTCTAATTCGTTTCAATGAATATATAGTAAAACGCTTTATGTTTAATGTAAAGCGTTTTACTATATTTATTTAAGCTGTTTATTGCAGCTTCTCGATATGGCCCCCTCATTAGTGATGGTATCATGTGTTAAGTATATGAAAACATTATAGTACAAATTTTAAGGCTCGCTTCGGTGGGCCTTTTTTATTTAGCCCTCCGCCTACACCAATCAACCGCAAACACCCTCTAGCGAAAAGTGGAAAGGCGGCAGGGCTATTCCCTACACAACAGCATACGAACCCGACCAATGGCGGGAAGATAATTCCCCATATGGGGAGGTGGGTTATGAAGATGAAGGAATATTCCAGCTCAATCGCCCTCTGGTTTGGTGGAGTGACAGCCGGCCTTGGGGCGTTGACATTAAGCGACTGGGCGCTGATTACCGGTATCATCTGCACTCTCGGGACATTTGCCCTCAATTGGTACTACAAGCAGAAAGAGCTTCAGTTGAGAATGGGGGTTGGCAATGTCACCAGCCCTGAGAAATAAGATAATTGGCGTATCGGCTGCCGGGGCATTGGCAATTGCTGGAGCATTGCTTGGCGGTGGTGATGGGTTGGAGGGCCGCAAGTATGTGGCTTACTACGATGTCGCTGGCGTTCTAACAATTTGCGATGGGCATACGGGTAAAGACATCATCCCCAACAAAAAATATTCAGATGCTGAGTGCGATGCTTTATTACAGAAAGACCTGGCACCAGTGCAGCGTACTGTAGATACCGCGGTAAAAGTCCCACTAAGCAAATACCAGAAAGCAGCTCTCTACTCGTTCACCTATAACGTCGGACAGAGCGCATTCATTAAATCTACCCTCCTTAAAAAACTCAACACTGGCGACATCAAAGGCGCTTGCGATGAGTTACGCCGTTGGACATATGCCGGTGGCAAGCCGTGGAAGGGATTACAGAACCGACGCGAGATAGAGAGGGAATTATGTTTAGCGGGATAAAGAACATATTCACCTATCTACCGGCGTTACTGCTCATCATTCTGGCTGGCTTATCGCTTCATTATTACAACGAAGCTGACGAGTGGCACGACAAGGCTGACGCCGCAGCAAAGGAGCGCGACGAGGCCCAGTCCATTCTCAGCAATCAGTTACGCACTATTCAGCTATTCAACGATATCGCTAGGGTCAACGAAGATGCAAAAAAACAGATCACATTGGACTCACAGAGAACCAAGGCTGGCATCAAGAGCGATATTGCGAATGATGATTGTACTAATCGGCTTGTGCCTACTAGCGCAATTGACCGGCTGCGTGCGCACTCAGACAAAATACGTGACCGTCCCGCCAGTAACAATTCCAAGCAACTTACTTTATGACTGCCTGCCGCCCGACATTCCCAGCGCGATGACATGGGGCCAGAGCGTAGAACTGAATGAAGACTTGCTTGCGGTGATAGAGCAGTGCAACGCAGATAAGGCGAGCATTCGGAAAATCGAATCAACCCGACAAGGTGATAAATATAATTGTTCAACCCCGAAAGGATGGTGGTCCAATCTTAATGGCTGTGATGACAGCAAGTGGTGTAGCAACGCCGAGAGGAGTGGCAAAGCTGCGAAAAACATAAACAAAGGGTGATTAGCAATGACAACTATTGCATGGGATGGAAAGACTCTGGCGGCTGACGGGCAATCAACCCTCGATGGTTTAATCTGCTCATTGGAGGAGAAAAAGATTTACTGCCCAGATGATGGAGTGGAATGGCTGGTAAATGGCGAGAAAGTTTTAGCTATAGGCGCGGCTGGGGATTGCGGCGCTGAATTTGAACTGCAAGAAAAACTAGCCAATGGGATTACCTACGCGACTGAATTCTCCACAGCTTTTAGCTTCTCTGCAATAGCTATTTGTGGCCCTAGCCGCGCCTATCTTATTAGCAGCAAAGAAGACTCAACAAGAATAAGCCTGTGTTTGCAGGTTGACCCATACGCATCCGGATCGGGGGCTACAGTAGCGATAACAGCAATGCATCTCGGCAAGTGCGCAGTTGACGCAGTGCATACAGCAATTGAGATGGATGTGTACAGCGGAGGGCTTGTTCACTGGTTTAGTATCAAAAAAAACGACTCACTTCACTCCATGTATCCTCCGAAAGGAAAGAAATTAAGACCACGCTGACATTACAGCAGGCATTTACGAGTGCCTGTGATAATGCCAACCAACGGAGACAATCATGTCTGAACAAATAACCGGACTTACCCCAATACAAGCCAGTCGATTAGAAATTCTCCGGCTGGTAATGAAAGATACCGCAGCGGCCCAGAAAGCTATCGACTTCATTAAAGATGATCCGCTTAAACAAGAGTTATTCAAAGACCAATACGCACTCGCTGCGAATGAATCTGGTCTTGTATCAAGAACAGAGAAAGCAATCAAAGAGTGCCAAGAGGCGCTATCACTATTCGATTGAGGTGATTATGGCGACCGAAGAAAAAAAAGTGGGCCGCCCAACAGACTATACGGATGAGTTAGCAGAAATAATTTGCCTTCGACTTGCAGAGGGTGAATCTCTTCGCTCTGTGTGTAGTGATGATGGGATGCCATCAAAGCAAGCTGTATTACGTTGGCTGGCTCGCAACGAAGAGTTTCGTGCCCAATACGTGCGGGCGAAAGAGGAGGGGGCGGAGGCGATCGCCGAGGAATTGTTTGATATCGCAGACGATGGCGCTAATGACTGGATGGAAAAGCTCGATAAGGATGGTGAATGCATTGGCTACCAACTTAACGGTGAGCATGTCCAGCGGTCAAAGCTCCGTATAGACACTCGCAAGTGGTATCTGTCCAAGATTATGCCGAAGAAGTACGGCGATAAGATTCAGCACGAACAAAACATCACCATCAATGACAAGCCTGATGATGAGCTTGAGCGACGTATTCAGGAGCTGATGAATGGAAAATCTAGCCCTGATGACGAGGGAGCAGAAGATTGAGTTATTGCAGCTTCTGGAAGAGAAGAAGCGCCGCAAGACTGTTTACCGCTACCGAACCTATTACGACACACGTTATGCCTGGCAGAAGAAATTCATCGCTGCTACCGCCGAATACTCACAGTGCGCATTAATCGCCGCCAACCGAGTGGGTAAGACTGACACCGCAACTTACATAGATGCCATCCACCTGCTTGGCGAGTATCCAGAAGACTGGAAAGGTCATCGATTCGACCATGCCCCGCTGATGTGGTGTCTAGGTTACTCCGGTGAGAAGTGCCGTGACCTGCTTCAGGCTGCAATTATCGGCAAGAAGGTTAACGGTGAGTTTGTAGGTGGCCTGATACCTGCAGAACGCATCGTGTCAACCGAGCCAATGACTGGCACACCGAACGCCATTCGTTCAGCTTACGTTAAGCACAGCAGCGGTGAGCTAAGTAAGGTTCAGTTCTGGTCATACACTCAGGGGCAACATGCACTGATGGGTGATGACATTGACTGGTTTCATATCGATGAAGAGCCAGAAGACCAGACGATTTATCCGCAGGTTCTAACACGTACGGCAACAGGCGACCGGGGCAATGGCGGCAGAGGGATTCTTACCTTCACGCCGGAGAACGGACGCACAGAGTTAGTCATAAAGCTTCTTGATGATCCGGCCGCATCTCAGTTCTGCATGAATGTAGGTTGGGATGATGCTCCTCACCTCACTGAAGAAACCAAGAAGAACCTTCTCGAATCCTATCCAGCCCATCAGCGCGACATGCGAACAAAAGGTATCCCAATGCTTGGACATGGGCGTATCTACGACTTCAGCGAGGACTTGATCACATGTGAACCATTCCCAATACCAAAGCATTACATGGTAATCGATGGTATGGATTTTGGCTGGGATCACCCGCAAAGCAGAATACAACTTGCAATAGATTTAGATAGTGAAACGTTTTACATAACCAAGGCGTGGAAGGCCAGCAAGACGTCACCCGCTGAAGCTTGGGGGGCAACCAAGTCATGGGCTAACAAAGTGCCTACGGCATGGCCCCAAGATGGATTACAGACAGAGAAAGGTAGTGGGTTACAGCAGCGCGAGTATTACAAGGACGCAGGGTTTCAAATGCTAAACGATGCAGCTCAATGGCCTGATGGATCTCGCTCGGTTGAGCCGGGTTTATTTGAGTTGCACGACCTCATGAGCACTGGGAGATTCAAAGTATTCGCTGGGCTTCGTGATTGGTTTGAAGAGTTCAACTTCTACCACCGTGATGAGAAAGGGCGAATCGTTAAGAAACGCGATGACCTGCTTGATGCTACCCGATATGCCTACATGATGCGCAGATTTGCCAAGCGCTATGGAGATATCGGGGTTGTCAAAGATAAGAAACTTCCCGCACCGATTAAACCAATCCAACGAAGAGGCAGATGATGGCCGATGATAATAAATTGCTGGCGATCCTGACCTCATTTGATCGGGATTGGACAGCAAGCGATGAGGCGCGGACTGAAGCGGCTAACGACCTGTTTTTCAGCAGGGTATCGCAATGGGATGACTGGCTATCTAATTACACAACCCTACAGTATCGCGGACAGTTCGACATTGTGCGCCCTGTGGTTCGTAAGTTGGTAGCAGAGATGCGCCAGAACCCAATTGAAGTGATGTACAAGCCAAAAGATGGGGCATCACCTGATGCCGCTGATATCCTTATGGGAATGTACCGAACGGACATGCGCCACAACTCAGCGAAGATTGCCGTTAACGTAGCAGTGCGCGAGCAATTAGAGTGCGGCGTTGCTGCATGGAGGCTCGTTACTGATTACGAAGACCAAGACCCAACCAGCAACAATCAGGTTATACGTCGCATCCCCATCCATGAAGCCTGCACCCATGTTATCTGGGACTGCAACAGCAAGATGATGGATAAGTCTGACGCTCGTCACGTTACGTTAATCAACGCAATGAGTATTGAGGGGTGGGAGGCATTCGCTGAAGAAGAGGGCATTGATCCCGACAATTACCCAGACTTTCAGAATCCTGATACTGATTGGGTATTCACCTGGACAAACAAAGATGTTGTTTATGTCGGTGAACACTATGAAGTCATTGAGGAAAAAGAACGGGTATTCATCTACGAGCAGCCTATTACCGGGCAGATGGTCAGCTATTACAAGCGTGATATCAAGGATGTCATCGATGATTTAGCTGAAGCCGGTTACATCAAGGTTGGTGAGAAAAAAATAACACGCAGACGAGTATACAAATATCTAGTAACTAACTCAGCAATGCTGAAGGGGCCAATAGATATTGCTGGGCAACACCTCCCTGTTGTGCCGGTATTTGGGGAGTGGTCATTCGTTGGCGATAAAGAAGTTTATGAAGGTGTTGTGCGCCTGGCTAAAGATGGTCAGCGTTTGCGTAACATGATTATGAGCTTCAATGCTGACATTGTTGCCCGTTCTCCACGCAAAAAACCTATCTTCTGGGCTGAACAAATAGCCGGTTACGAGCACATGTATAACTCGGAAGATGAGTATCCGTATTACCTAATGAATCGCACTGATGAGAATAGTGGAGACTTACCTGCTCAACCCATCGGTTATATTGACAATCCAGAAGTGCCGCAGGCCAACGCTTATATGCTTGAGGCGGCTACGGCCGCAGTGAAAGAGGTTGCTAGCCTTGGCGTGGATACCGAGGCAGCAGGCAGTCAAGTAGCGTTCGACACCATAAACCAACTCAACGCACGATCAGACATGGAAACTTATGTATTCCTCGACAATCTGTCTACGGCAATGCGGCGAGATGGTGAGATTTACGCCTCGATGGTCAACGATATCTATGATGTCCCTCGTCAAGTAATGATGACGATGCCTGACGGAAGTGAGAAGGATGTCGAAGTTCTAAATCAGGTTGTCGATTATCAAACCGGTCAGGTAGTGACGCTTAACGATGTTCGCGGGCGTTATGAGACCTATACCGACACCGGCCCATCATTCCAAAGTATGAAGAGCCAGAACCGGGCGGAAATTCTTGAACTAATGGGCAAGGTTCCACCGGGCACCCCAGAGTATCAAATGTTACTGCTTCAATACTTCACCCTGCTTGACGGTAAGGGTGTTGAGATGATGCGCGAATATGCTAACAAGCAGCTAGTGATGATGGGCCTTAAGAAGCCAGAAACTCCTGAAGAGGAGCAGATGATTGCAGAGGCACAACAGCAGCCGAAAGAACCAAGCCCAGAAGACAAGCTTGCACAAGGTGCGCTGTTAACTGGTCAGGCAGATTTGCAAAAGGCTATGAATGATGAACAACGCATTCAAGTTGACGCAATGAAAGCTCAAGCAGATATCCAACTCTCCAACGCCAAGATTGCTGAGATCATTGCTTCAGTAGATCTCGATAAGCAGAAAGAAGTTAGAGAGATGTTGAAAGTATTAGGACAGTTCCAGCAGCAGCAGGGGGACAACGCCCGCGCTGATGTTGAGTTGCTTCTCAAAGGAGCAAACCAAAACCATTCCCGTCGCATGGACGTAACCAAACTCATGCAGCAAAGCAACAACCCTTCCGGCAGAGCAGCCGAGATTCCTCAATAAGAGAGAGCTAAACATGTCCGATACCAACGAAATTCAGGCTTCTGAAGAACAACTCCTGCCCGGCGTTCAAGCGGAGGCATCCGCTGAAGGCTTGCCAATCGAAAATGCCACCGATGGCGAAGGTCATGATGACGGCTTCGAGATTGTCCTGAAAGACGATGAGAAACCAAAACAAGACCCGGCAACTAACGCGCAATTTGCAGCTAAACGTCTTGAGCGCAAGCGTCAACGTGAGCTTGAACAGCAGATGGAAGCTGTGAACCGCGGTGAGGTACCGGAGAACCTACGGGTTACTCCTGATCTACCAAAGCAGCCAGATGTTAATGACTTCCTGTCAGATGACGCTCTGGCTAAGTACGACTATGACCAGTCTCGTGCACTTGCAGCATTCAGCGCCGCCAATACCGATTGGCAGATGAAAGCTATGGATGCACGAAGTCATGGCGTAGCCGAGCAAGGCCGCAAGATTCAGGAGTATACCCAGCAGTCAGCGCAATACGCCGAAGCCGCCCGTAAGCACTACGACACAGCGGAAAAGCTCAACCTACCTGATTATCAGGAAAAAGAAGACGCGTTCATGAGTTTAGTCCCGCCTCAAGTGGCGGCTGACATCATGATGCTATTCCCTGAAAAGTCCGCTGCCATGGCCTACCACCTAGGTGCCAACCCGGAGAAAGTCCGAGAACTATTAGCAATGAACGGGCAGCAAGCACTGATTGAACTCACTCGGCTATCAGAACGTTTAACTCTCAAGCCGCGCGGTAAAAAACGCTCCGAAGCACCAGAGGCTGACGCCGGAATAAAAGTGTCAGTCATGGCTGCTAACGTCGATGCATTGCAAAAGCAAATCGATAAGGCCGCATCAGCGGGCAATACGGAACTTTACCGCAAGCTAAAATCACAGCTTAAAGGAATCAAATAATGGCTCTTAATGAAGGTCAAGTAATCACGTACATGGTTGATGAAATTATAGAAACCGTGGAAAACCTCACGCCGATGGCCCAGCGCGTTGAGAAATATCAACCACCAGGCAATGACATGCAGCGTTCTCAGAACACTGTATGGATGCCGCTAGAACAAGAAGCACCGACTCAAACCGGTTGGGATTTGACAGGGCAGGCCACTGGAATTCTGGAATTGTCTGTTAAGTGCAACCTTGGCGTACCAGATAACGATTTCTTCTCGCTTCGTGCTGACGATCTGCGTGATGAACGCTCCCTGCGTCGTCGTATTCAGGCATCAGGTAAGAAGTTGGCAAACAACGTAGAAACAGCAATTGCACAGCAGGCTGTTGATATGGGTTCATTAGTGGTTACCAGCCCTGACGCAATCGGCACTGGCACCACCGGCTGGGACTTCGTTGCAGATGCTGAAGAGTTAGTCTTCTCTCGTGAGTTGAACCGTAGCGCAGGACTGAGTTATTTCTTCAACCCTAAAGACTACAAAGGCGCGGGCCATGATTTGGCAAGCAAGGACTTCTTTGGTCGCATCCCTGAAGAGGCCTATAAATCAGGCACTATTCAGAAGCAGGTTGCAGGGTTCAATGATGTTCTTCGTTCACCAAAACTACCTACTCTGGCAGCCTCTACTGCCACTGGACTGACAGTTTCCGGGGCGCAGTCATTCAAGCCTTTGGCATGGACTACTGATGCTGATGGCAACCGTGAGAACGTGGATAACCGTACCGCAGTTGTTGTTCTTAGTGCTGGGACTGGCTTGAAACGTGGCGATAAGATTTCTTTCGCTGGCGTTAAGTTCTTGGCTCAGATGGCTAAAAACGTACTGACTCACGATGCATCGTTTACCGTTGTTGCAGTGAATGGTGCGAACGTAACCATTTCTCCGAAGCCTATCGCATTGAGCGATGTAACTCTAACTCCAGAGCAGAAAGCTTACGCGAACGTAAACACCACTCTTGCCAACTCAATGGCGGTGAACATTTTGAACACCACCACTACGGCTACCAACGTTTTCTGGGCTGATGACTCTATCCGTCTAGTATCGCAGCCGATCCCAATCAACCATGAGCTGTTCTCTGGTATGAAAACCCAGAGCTTCAGTATCCCTGGTGTTGGTTTAAATGGTGTCGTTGCCTACCAAGGCGACATCAACACGTTAACTGGTAAGTGCCGTATTGCTCTTTGGTATGCAGCATGTGCTGTTCGACCTGAAGCGATCGGCGTTGGGCTGGCTAATCAGGCATAACTAACAGGGGCTTCGGCCCCTTTATTATTGAGAAATCATATGTATTTAAAAATCAGTGAGAAGAAATATATCACAGAGGAGTGGATGCCAATCAAAGGTACAGCAACTATCGTCACGATATCTGACAAGGAATTTAGTGATCCGAACACGGTTGCTGAAGTTTCATTTAATAACGATAAATACGTTGTAAGAAAAAGCATGAATGCATGGCTTACGAACGATGAAGGCGTAATCCTAAGCGTGATCAATAGAGATTATATTTGGAGTTGAGTATGACACAGATGCTTTATAAACCAGGCGGAAACACCAAGGTATGGGGAAAGCTGGCGCATGTGAAAATCGTTGAAGTGGATGAGATTGAACGGCACATAGAAGATGGTTGGCTAACTGATCCTAGCATGTTGTTTACTCCTACTGAGCCTGAGCCTGAGCCTGAGCCTGAGCCTGATGTCACTACCCCGAAGAAAACCCGCAAAAAGGCGGTAACTAATGAACCTAACGACCAAGGGTGATCTAGTAAGTAATGCGTTGAGAAAAGGGACAATCGCCTCAGATGCAACGCTTACTGATGTAGAGCCTCAATCAGTTGCTGATGGGCTGCTTGATTTAGAAATGATGATGGCAGAATGGTTGATTAGTGATGATTTAGGCATCGATATTGGCTATTTGTTTAGCGAAGATGACACGCCTGTTGCACCTGAAGATCCTCATGGACTACCAATTTACGCATTGAATGCCGTAATTCTTAATCTTGCCCTTCGTATTCTCCCTGATTATGCGATTGAAGGATCACCATCCCTAATCACAAAAGCACGGTTTGGAAAAGAAACACTAATCAAATCGATGTTTAAAAAACGAACACCAAAACTACGCTATCGCAACCGCGTTCCTATTGGTTCTGGTAACCGATATCCAAATTGGATAGGCGTCCATTTTTTCCATAACAAGGAAGAAGATAATGCCGACGACACAACTCCCTCTGGCTAAAGGGCTGGGAAAAGACTTCCGCAACGCTGATTATGTTGACCTTCTTCCGGTGAATATGTTGGCGACGCCCAAGGAAGTGCTAAATGCATCCGGTTATTTGCGCTCATTTCCCGGCGTAGAGAAGACGAATGACGTTAGTGGTGCGTCACGTGGGGCGCAGTTTAATACCTCTAAAAACTCTGTGTATCGCGTGCAGGGTAGTACTCTTTATCGTGATTCTAAGAGTGCTGGTTCAGTTCCAGGATTCGACAGAGTGAGTATGGCATTTAGCGCTACAAGTCAGGCAGTGGCGAACGGCGGAGTGATGACTCTGTATCGGTATGATGGAGAGGTTAAAAATTTATCAAACTGGCCAGATGCTGGATTTACACAATACGATATCGGATATGTCCGTGATATTTGTCGTTTGAGAGGGCGCTATATATGGGTTAAGGGAGGCTCTGGGACGTTTGGTGTTACCGATCTAGAGGATGAGTCTCATCCTGACCGGTTTAGTCCGTTCTATTCCGCTGAATCTCAGCCTGACGGAATACAGGGTTGTGGAGTATGGCGTGACTTTGTTGTGATGTTTGGATCGTCAACAATTGAGTATTTCTCCCTTACTGGTGCTACGACTGCCGGCGCAGCAATCTATATTGCCCAGCCGTCATTAATGGTTCAGAAGGGTATTGCCGGGACATATTGCAAGGCCGCATTTGGTGATTCATTCGCTTTCGTTAGTCATCAGTCGACTGGTGCGCCATCTGTTTACGTTATTAGTTCCGGGCAGGCTTCCCCAATAGCATCTGCATCAATAGAAAAAATACTCCGTGAATACACCGCAGAAGAGTTATCTACGGGGGTCATGGAGGCCTTACGCTTTGATGCTCATGAGATACTGGTTATTCATTTGCCACGTCATGTGCTTTGCTACGACGCGTCAGCAAGCCAAAACGGGCCACAGTGGAGCATCCTAAAAACCGGGCTTGCAGATAAAGTCTATCGCGGTATTGATTTCATATTCGAAGGCAACAAGATAACTCTTGGCGATAAGATTGAATCGGTGACCGGGGCGCTTAAATTCGACATCTCTAGTCAGTATGGGAATCAATCTGAGCACGTTCTCTATACTCCGATGTTTAAAGCAGACAATGCCAGGGTGTTCGATTTCGAGCTGGAAGCGGCAACTGGAGTTTCTCAGTTTGCCGAGCGGCTATTTGTTTCTTCTACGGTTGATGGTTCTAACTATGGTCGTGAGCAAATGATTCCATGGAATGCTCCGTTCCGTTATGACAGCAGGGCAATATGGAAAAGGGTTGGCAGGGTCAGGAAGAACATAGGGTTCAAAATAAGGATTGTGACAAGATCGCCAGTAACGCTATCTGATTGTAGTGTGAGGGTTGAATAATGGCTGATTCAGACTTGAATGTTCCCGTAACAATCTCCTCAACTCGTATTGATGCGACAATTCTTCCATCAGGGTTTTCACAAGCATACCAGCTGGCTGTCATTCAGGGCGGTACTGACTTGGGTAATGTTGCAGGTAAAGCAAATGAGGCTGGGCAGGGAGCTTATGATGCTCAACAGAAAAACGATGAGCAGGACACGGTTCTCGCCAACCACGAAACAAGGATCGCTTCTAACTCCCTAGCGATTTCCGATCTTACCACAAGGGTGATTAACGCTGAGGCGGCAATAACATCACTTCAGGTGAATGTAGCGACGCTGACCACTAGAGTTACTACTGTTGAGGGGGCAGTAACCACCCTAGGCACAAGAGTCACTGCGATAGAGGTTGATTATGTATCTAAATCAGCAACAGCTAATCAAATTATTCAGGCTTCTGGTGGGTCGCTAGTAGTTGGCACAATAGTCACTCCGACTACTGACAAGATACAGTCATCAGACTCGGTTAACGCCTTAGTTTCTTACAAAGTTGCCGGTCTTAAAGTTATCGGCCCCCGTGAAACCGGATGGACTGCATCAACCGGAACCGCTCTTAAATCTGCATTCAACGCCAATCTATCTCAAACAATCAGCGCTGCATATACGCAAGCAGAAGTGACAGCGCTAAATACCAACTTAGTGGCAGCGCGTCAGCGAATAAAAGCCCTTGAAGATGCTATGCGCACTCATGGCCTAATCAACTAATCGGGTAATTCCATGCTAATGAAAATAGATGCTCTCACTGGGCAGGGATTAATGCGCCTGTGGGGAGTTCCATCATGGCCTGATATCCCAAATACTCATTACTTTCTTTGGCGTGGGGTTGGCGTGTTCGCACTCATCGACCATGGAACTCACGTCGATCTGCATATGGCAATGAAGCGCGGAGAGCGTCACCTGTGCAGGGATGCCGTGGAGGATATTTTGCAAGTGATAGGAAAACGAGAGGTTCACGCTCCAATTCGCATTGAACATAAGCACGTATGCAATCTTGCTCGTAAGTTTGGATTTCAGGAGATGTGGCGAGGAGAGGTTACTTATTTAGATAACTCTACAGGAGAGCTAATTATGATGAGGAAATCAGTATGAGTGGCGTATTTAAATCAGTAGGTAATGTTTTAGGTAGTATTACTGGTGCCAACCAAGCAGCTGACGCCCAAGTTAATTCGGCGAACCAAACCAACGCAACAAACTTACAGATATATAGAGAGCAGCAAGCTAGGACTGACCCATGGCTACAGGCGGGAGCGAGTGCTCTATCTGGACTTACCAGCATTGCCGGTCAACCTATTGATAGAAATAAACTTCTAAATAATTATTTTAAATCATCAGAATATAGTCAACTTGCTGACCAAGCCAGATATAACCAACTCGCTTCCGCTGAAGCTACTGGTGGGCTTGGAAGTACTGCAACGTCTAATGGGTTAGCTTCTATCGCCCCTCAGCTAGGGCAGAACTATTTAGGCATGATGACTGATCAGCAAAACAATATGTACAGTCAGTTATTGGGTTTATCTAACGTAGGGCTATCTGCTGCTGGCGCATCGAATGCCGCCGCAGGTAATTATGCGAATAACTATGCAAATACCACTGGACAAATTGGGTCAGCGCAAGCAGGAAGGGCGTTATCTAACGGAAGTTTAGTATCGCAAGGGCTTGGTTTCTTGGGTGGATTATTCTAAGGGGGATTTATGGCTGAAGTATTCCAACCAATGGACTATAGCTCTGGAAATGGATTTCTTCAGGGTTTGAATGGCGCTGGATTGTACCAGCAGGTTCAGCAGCAGAGAGCGCAAGCTGAACAGGCACAGCAGCAGCAGGCTGCAATGCAAGCTTTTCAGCAAGACTGGCAGAAGGCGTATTCATCAGGAGATCCACAGCAGCTAGACGCTATTGTTGCAAAGTATCCAGGTCAGATGGAAACGGTACAGAAAGCCATTGGATTCCGTGATGATAACCACCGGATGGCACTAGGTAATACAGCGCGGGATTTAAGGGTGGCAATGCAGTCAGGAAATCCTGATGCAATAGCTCAGGTTGCACTACGTAATGCCTCTACATTAGAAAGTATTGGTTCGAGTCCTCAAGAGTTTATGCAGATGTATCAGCAGGATCCGAAAGGTGCCATGCAAACTGTCGATACTGTTGGCATGGGTGCTCTTGGGGTGAAGGATTATTATGGAGTTCAGAACGATCAGCAGCAACGCCAGATTGACAGAGATAAGTTAGCCGAGACAGTTCGCAGTAATCAGGCTGGAGAGAGTCTGCAGGGTCAGCAAATTGCAGTTAGTCGTGAGAATTCTATCCGATCAGCTAATACCCCTACGGCAGCAATGCAAAATTATCAGCAATACGCACAATTATTGAAGGCTGACCCTTCTAGTGCGGCTACTTTCGCACAAGCGGCAGGTATAAATCCTGCAGACAAAAAGCTGTTTAAAGTTGAGACATTGCCAGATGGAAGCTTAATGAAGTTTTATTCAGATGGTACAGAGGAAATGGCAAAATCTGGTGATCCTATTGGGCAGCCTGGAATTAAGCCTATCTCATTACCAGCAGCGCAAAGCATCATTGATAAGGCTAATGAGGGGTCAAAAAAAGCAGCCGGATTTGCATTGCGACTGAAAGATTCAATGGACGCAATGAATAACCTGTCTGGAACTATTGATCCAAAACGTATTGCCCTGATAAATAATGCGCTAGGTAACGGGACGGTGGCAAACATGTCCCTATCTCCTGCAGAACAGCAGTACATGGTTAATGCTAGGGATGCGCTTTATTCAATTCTTCGTCCTGAGACTGGCGCGGCAATTACTGAAGGTGAGATGAAGGAGTACTCTAAAATGTATCTTCCTCAGCCGGGTGATTCCAGTAAGGCAACCGAAACTAAAATGAAGAAAATGAATGGACAATATAAATCATTGCGCGGTCAATCTGGAAGGGTATATGACGCACTAGTTGTTAGCTCTGCAGCTAATGAGGGTGGCGGTTCTCCAGCAATGAATCAGCAGCCGACAACCCAGCAACCAGTATCGGGGGGCGGGTTCTCTAACTTGTGGGGTGGTTAATGGCTATCGCATGGAAAGATGTAATATCGAAACCTGAGTATCAGCAACTCCCGCCAGAACAACAAGCAGCAGCGCAAGAGCAGTATTTTAATGAAGTAGTAGCGCCTCAAGCAGGAGAGAAAGCGGATCAGGCAAAGCAAGAGTTTTTCACTGCTTACCCATTGGCTTCAACTCAGCAGCAACCAGTGCAGCAGAATTCACCGTCATTCATGGATAACGTGGAGCAAGCTGGTCGTGGACTTGCCAACATTCCATTCGATATTCTACAAGGCGGCGCTAACTTGATTAACGCAGGGACTAGCGCAGTAGGGATTGGTAATGTTCTCGATCCAGTTTATCGCCCAGTGGACAGGCCCACTGATGAGTATGCACAGATGGGTGAGACTATCGGAGGTTATCTTACTCCAGTTGGAGCAGCGGCAAAGGCAGCAGGTGTTATTGAGAAATCTCCTGGTGTGATTAATGCAGCAAGCAATGCCGTCAATATGGCGATTGGTTCAGTTGCAGAAGCAACAAACCAGCAAGGAGACTTTACTCAAAACGCAACTAAAAATGCAGCAGTTAACCTTGGAATGCAGGGAGTACTATCTGGTACGGCAAAAGCTATTGGTCGTGGGTTTACGGCACTGCGCGGTGAAATTTCGCCAGAGGCAAGGCAGTTAATTGATACCGCTGAAGGTATTGGTGTTACTCCAATGACGTCAGACTTTATTAAACCGGGTAATGCTTTGACGAGAGGAATTCAGCAAAGCGGAGAGGGGGCCATTGGTGGCACTGGTGCTAAGAGAGAGTCTCAGCAGGCAGCACGAAGTGAGGCAGTCTCAAATTACCTAAATAAGTTTGGCGAGTATAATGCTGATGATGTTGTTAAATCACTTACAAACACACTCAAAGATCGAAGGGAAGTTGCCGGGAAAGGGCTGGAATATATCACTCAGAAAATGGGTACAACCCCAGTTCAAACATCCAATGCAGTTACTGCTATTGATGATAGCCTGGCTAAGTTAAATCGTCTTGGAACATCATCTGATAAGAACCTAGTAAGCACCCTAGAAAACCTGAAAACAGAGTTATCAAATCCAAAAATAGATTTTGACCTGTTGAAGCAACATAGAACTGCATTCAGATCAAATGTACAGGGTGATGCAATGGTGTTCCCTAACCAAGCGAAGGCGATCACGAATTCGATTGAGAATGCCATGAGCCGTGACCTAAAAGGTGCTGTTGGTAAAACACTTGGCGCTCAGGATGCAGCGAGATATATTAAGGCTAATTCTGATTATTCAAATATTTATAACAAGATCTTGAATAAGAGAATAGCTACCAAGCTTAATGATGCCACCAATCAGGCAACACCAGAATTAATTAATAGCGTAGTTTACAGTAGAAATGCGTCAGACATAAAGCGTATATGGCCTGCTCTTGATAGCAAGGGTAAGGATGCTATGAGGGCTGCATACATCAGTAAGATCGCAGAAAAGGCAGGTGACTCTCCAGCGAAATTTATCACAGAGGTTAGCAAGTTGAAGAGACAGGCGGGTGGTGAGATTTATAACACTGTGTTTAATGATCAGCGCATGAAGGAATTAAGCGCCCTCCATGATGTGCTTAGGGAAACTGCTAGGGCTGATACTGCTGGAGTGGTAACGCAGACAGGACAGTCTCTTGCCAATAACATCAGGCTTGGAGCTGGCCTTTTCTCTGGAGGTGCATCCATAGGTGGTGAGGCTGGATTTGGCTTGATGATGCGTCTATATGAGTCAAAGCCAGCAAGGAATATGCTTCTTCGTCTGGCGAACACTAAGACAGGAACTCCCACTTATGAGCGAGCGCTTAGTCAGGCAGCAACCGCAATAAGGCCTCTGCTGGCTAACCAAGCCACTCAGCAATAAATTAAAGCCACGGACGGCTTTAACTGTGAATGGAATCACGGAATTCTTTACTGGAGAGTAGCTCATCTTTTTTTCTTAGTTCATCATAATTTTTATTGAACCTTCTCGCCTCACTAGGGTATCTATTAAATAAAATATTACACACAAAACCTATTAGCAATTCACAGATAATAGCTAATATCCTGAAAATTAATGGTATGAAAAGTAATACTGGTTCACTAAAATCCCAATTCCATACAAAGTAGATGATCATTCCAAAGTACCATATGGAAATGCCTATACTTATGATGGTGCTAATAGAAGATGTTATCAACCCAATTAGATCTGACAACCTATTGGCTAACAAGTCATTTGAATATCTCGCAATCATGTATCTCCAGCACTTTGCCATGTCATCTGGATCTATTGATTCCTCATGAACAGCAATAGTTCTGCACATCGAAGCGGCTCTTTTCTTTTCTATCCTTTTTGATCGCCATCCGTTAAAGATGAATATAAATATTTGTAGGGATACCCCAATCACAAGAGATAGCAAAGACATCCCAAGGAAACGCCATTCAGGGGATAGCGTAGGGTACTGCCAAATGAAAAATGCAATCACAGCCAATGATCCTATTACGTACACTGACGTATCGCTGCCGATATCTATTTTCTTCACTTTATTATCCCTTGCTGTAGATATTTTTTAGTGTATCAAAAACAATCTGTTTCACTACATCTGATTGCTCATCAGCAAGACGTTCTGCCTCGTCACGGTAGCCTAATACTTTTGATGGCTGGTTTACTGCGTCCTGAACAATCTGCACTATCTCAGAATTAAGTGAGCGACCATTCATTTTAGCTTGTTGCTTTACCTTTTCTTTTAGTTCGTTAGGCAACCTCAAATTGAACTGCGGATCATCTCTTGCCATGTTAACAGCCTCACCGTGGGTGGACTGGCATCATATTACCTACTGTTCATATCCACAATAAGACCACCGTGGAACCATTTTAAATCAAATAACTCTACCGCATGCATAGCCATGTGGGGATTACACACGCCTGGAGCAAAAATAAATGCCGGACATTATCCCTAATATCCCCATTTCAATGCCGTCAAGATTATTCACGATGCCACGTAAATTCGGGGCCATCTTTGGTGGTAGGATTTATATTGGTGAAATAGATACTGACCCAACTATCCCATCAAATCAGATTCAAGTTTTTTTGGAAAATGAAGACGGAAGCCACGTACCTGTCGCTCAACCCTTGCTTATAAATTCTGGCGGCTATCCAGTATATAACGGGCAGATAGCTAAGTTTGTGACTGCGCAAGGCTACAGCATGGCTGTATATGATGCACTTAACGTACAGCAGTTTTACTTCCCTAATCTTTCACCACCAACAGCAGGTGACCGCTTTGGCTCGGTTGAAGATGTGGAAGCTGCTAATATTCCTTCAACTACTAAATATATTAACGTTGATGGGTATTACAGTGCTGGTGATGGTGGTGCTGCAAACTACAAACAAGTTGCATCTGAGCCAACGCACCCGGGGAAAATACAGTCAGCAGATGGTAACTGGTGGGAGTTTGTTGGTATTGAGATAAATCTTTACCAGACTGGATGCAAAGGTGACTCAACATCAGGTGTTACAGGGTCAGGAACAGACGATACATTAAGTTTTATGAAGGCACGTGATGTAGCGTTAGCCCTCGGTATTCCTGTAATTATTCCGGCATTGCCTTCAGCGAAAGCATTTCGATTAACTTCACGTATAAACCATTCGAATACAATCACCTATGCTGGTAGCGGTGCTAACGTAACAACAGGTTTAGCGCAGAACTCCCCCAACGGTGGGTCATGGCTATACTTTGATCACCTTGATGAAGGAATGCGCTTTAGAAATGAAGTTACTCCGTCTGTGAGTGCTCAATTTATCCGCGCAGTAGGTTTCGGCATTGACCGAAATCAGGAAGTGCCCACAGCTGGATGGACTCCTTCCGCCGCCGCACATGACTTCCGCTTTGAATTTGCAGCGGAACTCGATGATATCTGCTTCTTAAAATCAAGTAAGCTGGCTTTAATACGTGGGGGTGGTAAATTACAAACCAATCGCATTAAAGGACAACCACTGATTGTAGGTTTTGAATGCGAGAGATCAGCAGATGTACAGCGCTGGATTAGTGACCACTTCTGGCCTATGTGGACGCAAGATACTAATGTAATCACTTACACAAAAGTAAATGCCTTGTGTTACAAAATTCAAAGGGCAGATGGATTAGAGATAGTAAATGCATTTGGTATTTTTTATAAACGCCTATTTTATGCCGCAGATGCTGTTGGGGCGGGGTCTGGTTTGTCAAACTTCCACCTAGAAAATCCATATGCAGATATTGGAGGTGGTGGCATTGAAATTATTAGCAATAATTATTCCGCGTATGGAACAATCGAGGGTTATCTGTGTAACTCTGACGTGGGCGGTGCTCCTACAGAGGGCGCGGCATTCCGACTGAGTGGCACAGTTCCTTCTAATATCCAACTTGGCATGCGCTCTAACCGCTCCCCGGCAGAATGTGTTTATGTTAGCGGCTCTGCACATCGAGTCACGCTGAACGCCTCTCGCTTGGCTGGTTGGTCTTTTGTTGACCCGTCTCGTTACGCTATACGTGCTTTTGATGGCGCAAGTATTATATTAGATACCGTCCCAGAACTGGCCACGGGTAACGGATTATATTACAGTCGTGATGAATCCAGTTCTATCATATTCCCGGTAACTTACGGACTGGGTGGAGCTGCGACTTCACCGCAGGGATTCTACAGTCGACGTGTCACAATTGCTGATAACAGCGTGGCCGTTATTCCTGCGCCTGGCAGTGATTTCACAGCTAATATGCATATAACCCCTGTTGATGCAGCGGGGGCGGGAAGTCCAGCGGGGAGTGTATGGTTACATGCCAACGCATCACCATCAGCAGTAATAATCGGACTTAGTACAACGACTAACGTGAGTGTAGTTACAGGAGTGCTTACTGGCACTACCGGTACTTCCGGTAACCTCACAATTTCTGCAGCTAATACGAATAATTTCTATATCGAAAATAGGACAGGGTCTTCTAAGAGATTTATCATTACGTTGCTCGGTAATTAGTTAGATGATTTCCCTTTCAGAAATTAACTTAAACTCTTCTTCATACTCAAATTGACATGAAACAATTGGGCCATGGATTGGCTCAAACTTTGACACGCCATCCCACCACATCAAATCGCCATCTATAATTATTCGTTTTGTTGCCCAGTCTGGTGCATTGATGAAGTGATCTTCCTTGCCGAAAATAATTTTCCATTTCATATACAGGTATCCTTATTAATTTGGTGGATAGGGTATGAATTGATCAGTAAACATTCAAATTGGTTAGACAGATCAATGATTGTTTATTGATCGGTTAAAACGATCAATCTTGGTTGGCGTAGAATTTTGAAGCAGATGGTAATATTGACAGGGTGATTGTTGGCAGGGATGCCAATTAGAAGGATGGGGCAAATGAGACAAATGTGGGACTACTAACGGTTGCCATCATGTATCAACATTTGTCATCTTTTTGCATCTTGGGACGTGTGAGCGACGGCTGATGCGGTAACTTACTGGTTTAAATGATAGCTCTATGCACTCTTAATCAATTGGTCGCAGGTTCGAACCCTGCACGACCCACCAACAAATCAATCACTTATAATAAATCGCTAATTCAGAATTTCATTTTTAGCTTATACATCTCGCATAATTATAAAATATTCAGTTCATTTATTTTCCATGTCAAACTTCTTTTTTACCGAAAAAAATAATATGTGTTTATACTCGCTCAATTTATCATAGGTCTCTATTTTTTGTGAGCGTGAATAAGAGTGCTTAATTGAATTAATTCATATGACTATATTCTTACTTTAAATATGAGTTTGATACAAATTTTAATTATTTCCAATCCTGATTTCTTATGATTATAAATAGAGTATTTTAATTCTAGTTTATTTCTTATTGGAGTTAAATGCCTTCCTTGGCGGAATTTATTCCACTTCTAACGTGAGACATTGCATTATTCCACGTCATCCGAAAAAACCACGCATAGCGGCATTTTCTATTGTATAGACACTCACAAGAGCAAGGTAGGCGATGATTGTCATGAGGCACCAAGCAGTCTCTGGTATTCTTCGTTTCATGATGTTGTACTCCCAACACTAAACTCAGCCATTAGGCTGATACATAATATTATGAGTGGTTATTCCAGTTGCTGCCACTGGTAGACATACTTTGTCGATATTCCTTATAAGTGATAGAAAACATCAATCTTAGTATGATGATATTTGTGGAAGATAATACGAATTGAAAAGAGAGCCACGCGGTAGTGTGGCTCTTTCAGTGTTTACTGAAAAACAAAATGAATAACACCTGCAGTGAGTAACAGGAATGCAGTGTATTGTAAGTAGTATCCAGACATTGTTTTCATATTGGCCCCCATTGATGTTATTGCATCGAGTTAAGCAATATTTACGCCAATTTTAACCGATTGAATTACATATAATTATTATTTCTTCTAATAAATGGATGCACTTAATTGGTGAGTTAGCACTGTTTGGGAGCACGTCAGGGATAAGACATCCGGGGAGTTAACCTCCCCAGCGATAGATGTATATTTCAAAATAAGTCGTTAACGAAGAACTGGTTTTATTCAGGTTTTTTGGCACAAAGTAAAAATATCATTGGTCGTTCTTTTTCCTCATCTAATGCAGGACAATCTGCAATTTGCTGCGCTGTTGGTCCCCATTCATTTAAATGAGCAATCATAAATCCTTGTTTAACCAAAAGGTTAATGTAAGTTCCTAACGTGCGATGTTGTTTGATCACCCCTTCAGCTAACCAATTCGTTATTCGCTTGCCTTCAGCCTGATAGTTGTTTATCGGCCATGACTTATGGCCATTATCTGCAATTAGCCAACCAGGTTGCTTAGGCGCGGTATAGATAGGGTGTTCTGCAGTAAACATAAAACTGCCACCGGGTAGCAAGGTGTTATAAATGGAAGCAAATAGGGCCGGGAGTGATTTTATATAGTGCAATGTTAGTGAACTATACACTAAATGATACATCTGGCAGGGTAGATGTATATTCTCTAAATCCTCCTGAAGATAAGTAATGTTTTTATCTTTGGTCATTTCCATAGCACGGTTTAACATTCTCTCTGAAATATCTAATCCTAAAATATCAGTCGCACCTTGTGAGTGGGCATAACGACAAAACCACCCATATCCACAACCAAGATCGAGTACTTTGCGGCCGAACAAAGGCGGCAAAACTTGACGAATTGCGGGCCATTCCGGTGCTCCGGCTAATCCATCAATTGAACGGCTAAGTTTGGCATATCCTGCAAAAAAATCCTGATCATCATAAATATTCTGAGTCAT